ACCAAAAAGGCTACCGATCAAATAGGCTCAGATCAGCTTCAAACTATGATGGATGATGCTGAAAGAGCTTACGATGGTGGCTACATGAAGAAAGCGTTTGGTGGATTGACGCTCGACCCTATGGATAATGAAAAATCATATGGTGTTGAACAGATGAACGAAACGCAAAACGAACTGCGAAAGCAGATGCTTGGCGCTAATAGAATGCCAAGCGTATTAAGATAAGGCTACTTTATTAATTTAAACCCCTTATTACTATTTACCTACAGGCTACCTTAAAGTATCAAGACCCTATATTAACACGCGAATAATATAGCCACCTTGAAAGACTAATAAGCCCCTAAAGGAGTGTGACAAAATGTCTGAAGCAATTGAACAAGTAAGCGAAGAAGAAGAACCTAACCCATATAACTCTCGTAAAGATTGGCACGTTCCAGATGAGCCAAGCAAAGGAGACGCATCAGGGTTATTTTTTGAAGAGCGACCTAAGAAAAAGAAGGCTACCCGCAAAGCGGCCCCTGAAGAAGAAGCTGAAAGTCCTCAAAAAGAAACCAATTATAAAAAGCGATACGACGATTTAAAGAAACATTATGATAATAAGATTGCGGATTTTAAACAAAAAGAGCAGGAACTTACAGCAGCTGCAATAGAAAGGCAACCAGCCTATGCGCCGCCTAAGTCAACCGAAGAGCTTAATGAGTTTAAAGAACAATATCCTGATTTATATGAAACCGTAGAGACTGTAGCTCACCAACAAAGTGAACAACAGATGCAAGCTTTGCAACAGAAGATGTCTGTTCTTGAACAACGAGAAGCAGATTTACAACGTAGAGAAGCTGAAGAAACTCTAAAGTCTCGACATCCTGATTTTGAGGATATACGAGGTGATGATAAGTTTCACGACTGGGCAGGAGAACAACCTGAAGTAATTCAAAGTTGGATCTACGAAAACCCAGATAATGTTACTTTAGCTATCAAAGCTATTGATCTTTATAAAATGGAAACTGGTATCTCCGCTACTAAACCAAAAGCTAAAGAGCAGAAGTCACAGCCCAATTCTTCGGCAGCAGATTTTGTATCTACTAAAACAACTACTGTAGATACTAAAGAGCCAAGGGTTTGGACTCAGCGGGAAATTTCTGCCCTTACCATGAACCAATTCGATAAATACGAAAGTGAAATTGATGAGGCTGTAATGGAAGGCAGAGTAGTTCCCTAACTTAATTTATCTTTAGGAGTACTATAACATGGCTTATAACCAATCAGATCAGTACTTTGAACAGAGTACAGATACCAATGGTAACTTTGGTAATTCTGTAACTGGTCAAACAAACTCGTTCTTCCTTCCGGCGATTTATTCTAAGAAGGTTTTAAACTTCTTCCGTAAATCTTCAGTATGTGAAGCGATCACAAATACCGATTATTCGGGTGAAATTACAGCTTTTGGTGATTCTGTAAAGATCATTAAAGAGCCTGTAATCACAGTATATCAGTACGAACGTGGTGCTGATGTAACTCAAACTAAGTTGACTGACCAAGAAATAAGTTTGGTTGTTGATACGGCGAACGCATTTAAGTTCATCGTTGATGACATTGAAACTTCTATGTCTCATGTCAACTTTAAAGAAGTCGCTGCTTCATCTGCTGCTTACGCTCTGCGTGATGCTTTTGATGAAGGCGTAATTGCTACGATGTTTGCAGGTGTTGCTGCATCAAGCCCTAACCATATCCTTGGTAGCGATAATGCTACTGATTTAGCTGCTGGTACTTTTGATGGTACTGGTAACTTGGATATTGGTTTTGGTTCAAGTGAACATGATCCTCTTGATGTAATGGCATATATGGCTCGTCTTCTTGACGAACAAGATATTCCTGAAGAAGGTCGTTGGTTCTTGGCTCCCCCTAGCTTTTACGAGCAGTTGGGACAGTCAAGTTCTAAATTGATGTCTGTTGACTTTAACGCTGGTCAAGGCTCTATCCGTAATGGTCTGGTATCTTCTGGAAAATTACGAGGCTTTGATATGTATAAATCCAACAATATCGCTGCTACGACTAACGCAGCAGGTAAGATAATTGGTGGACACATGAGTTCTACTGCCACGGCACAGACCATCACAAGCACTGAGGTTCTTCGTGACCCAGATAGCTTTGGTGATATCTGTCGAGGCTTGCATGTGTATGGCGCTAAAGTATTACGTCCTGAAGCTTTGGTTTCAGCGTTCTACGGTATCGACTAAGCAAGTAATGAGAGAAGGGGGTGTAAAAACCCCCTAATCTTTTTTTAAAAAAAGGAAAACGTATGGCTGTTCTAGGAAGCAATTCTAAACCTATAATGATTAAAGGCGCTAAAAAAGGAAAAACATTAGGCGCTTGGGGTAGTAACAACCAAAACTATAAAAATAACTGGGATTTAATTTGGGGTAAAAAAGAAACTCCTAAAACTAAAACAAAGGCAGTGTAAACAATGGCTACAACCTTTTTACAATTAACAAATGAGCTTTTAAGAGAGCTGAATGAAGTAGTGTTAACGTCTTCAACTTTTAGTGCTGCCCGAAGTGTACAACAACATGCTAAGGATAGTATTAATAGAGCTTACTTTGATATAGTTAATGAAGAACCTCAGTGGCCTTTTTTATCTGTTTCTGATAGTGGTGGAACAGATCCAATGTATGGAAACGTATATTTAGAAACAGTAGCTGGAACTCGTTGGTATGAACTAAAACCAGCAAGCTCTAGTATTACAACAGATTATGGATCAGTAGATTGGGATAACTTTTATCTTACTACTGTAGGTGTTAGCGGAGAAACAGCTCCTTACGAGGACGGAAACTTACGTTTTATAACACTTGAAAATTGGAAAGATTTTAGACGAACTTCTGAAAACTTAGATGATTCAGACACACAAACCTATGGTAAACCTAATGCTATTATACGAAGTCCAGATTCTCGTAATTTTGGATTAAGTCCAATACCAGATAAAGTTTATCGCATCTGGTATTTTGCATGGAACTCTCCTTCACGTTTAAGCGCACATTCAGACGCTATTGTATTCCCCGATGTCTATACGTCTGTTCTAATAGCAAGAGCTAGATATCATATGTGGCAGTTTAAAGATAATCCGCAGTCTGCTGCTTTTGCTCTAGAGGATTATAAAAAAGGTTTAAGAAGCATGAGATCTAATTTAATGTCTCCTTCGCCTATGTACATTTCAGATGATCGAATGAGATTCGTATAGCATGGCGGCTTCTCAACCGTTTGGTATTTCGTGTAAAGGAGGATTAAATACTAATCTTAATCAGCTAGAAATGCTAGGACAGCCTGGTTTTGCTACAGAGCTTAAAAACTTTGAAGTCGATCCTGATGGAGGCTATAGAAGAATAAACGGATATACAGCTTTTGGAAGCAGTAGACCTAATGCAAACACACCTGTACTAGGTTTAGCCGTTTATGCAGATGGTCTTATCGCTTGTAGTGGAACAAATATTTATTTTACTAACGATGGAAGTACTTGGTTACAAATAAATAAAGCTAGTGTATCTTCTAGCGGAGATAATTATTCTACGTTTAATGGGCGATCAACCCTTGCAAGAACCGATCAAGCGCAAACTACTATTGAAGTTTTTGAAGGCAACGAAGAGTTTGGACAAGTTTTAATTTGTGATGGACAAAATAAACCTTTCTTTTTTAAAATGACAGGAACAGGAGCATTATCAGGACGAACTTATTTTGCAAAAGAAATAACTGTTTCTGGAACAGTAGCCCCTAAAGTAGGTGTAGTTCACGACAAACATTTTGTAGTTGCTGGGGCTTCTGCACAAAAAAATACACTTTACTATAGTCATACGTTAGAGCCTGATAACTTTAGTGGTGCTGGTGCTGGAAGTATATCTATTGATGATCAAATTATAGGACTAAGAAGTTTCCGAACAGACTTAATTATTTTTTGTGAAAACAGTCTTTATAAACTTATAAACATTAATGATTCAAGTAATATTGCAGTTGTTCCTATTGCACAAAACGTAGGTTGTTTAAGTCATCATAGTATTCAAGAAATTGGTGGTGACCTAGTATTTCTAAGCCCAGACGGCGTTAGATCTGTAGCAGCAACAGCAAGAATTGGAGACGTAGAGCTAGGGTCAGTAAGCCGACAAATACAGTCTGTAACTTCTATTATTGCTAGAGATATTGATGACTTTACTATTACAAGTTGCGTCTTACGAAGACGTTCTCAATATCGTTTATATTACTCTACAGATGGTGGAGCAATTAATAGAGCTAAAGGAATTATAGGAACCTTAACTAAAGACGGGTTTGAGTGGGCAGAAACCGAAGGAATTCAATGTTCTTCTATTGTATCTGATTTTAACTCGTCTGGAATAGAAAAAATATATCATGGTGATAAAAATGGATATATTTATAATCACGATATAGGTAATTCTTTTATAGAAGGAGGCTCTGCTTTTAATATTGATGCTAGATATACGACACCTTTTTTAGATTTTGGTGATGTTGGAACTAGAAAGACTATGAAGTATTTAAAGCTTTCTGTTTCTCCTGAAGGTACATTAGAACCTACGCTTAGAACTCAATATGATTTTGTAGACACTGATGTTGCACAGCCTTCAGATATAGTACTTACAGGAATTCCAGTGCCTCCTGTATTTGGAACTGCTCTTTTTGCAAGTGCTATTTTTGAAGGCACTAATGATCCAATGTCTCGTCAAGTTTTGGAAGGAAGTGGACACACTGTAAGCTTTCAGATTAAAACCGACGATCAGAACGCCCCTTATTCATTAAATGGGCTGTATATAAATTACGTGCCATCAGGCAGGAGATAAGAAATGGCAGGAACAAGTTATACAAGACAAAGTACTTTTGACGATGGTGATGTAATAACAGCCGCTTTATTTAATAACGAATATAACCAACTTTTAAATGCTTTTGTTTATGCTTCTTCAGGTACAACAGGACATCAACACGATGGTGGCGCTGGAGAAGGCGGCAATATTGAAATTATTGGTGACCAGGATTTTTTAAATAAACTTGTTGTAGATAGCACTAACAACCGTTGGGGTTTTTTTGTTGAAGTAAGTAGCTCAGCCGTAGAGCAAATTCGTATCCAAGATGGCGCAATAGTTCCGGTAACCGATAACGATATTGATTTAGGTACTAGCTCATTAGAGTTTAAAGATGCTTACTTTGATGGGACAGTAACATCAGATGCCTTTGCAGGGCCACTAACTGGTGATGTTACTGGTAATGTTTCAGGCACTGCTGCCACAGTAACTACTGCTGCACAATCTAATATCACTTCTTTAGGGACTCTTACAACTTTAACTGTTGATAATATCATT